AGAGAACCGGTTACAATCTCATTAAATACGAACATTCCACCAACACTAATATCAGGATTATCGACAAACGGCGGATCAATAATTACGACTGGGTTGGTGTCATATCCAGAACCACCATCAATAACATAAATTGCTGTAACAATACCTGCACTAATTGTAGCAAGACCAACTGCATATCTAGATGGTGATGGGTAGAATGAATCGAATGTTGTAACAGAAGAATCCCAATAATAATTAGTATCACTGAATAGTGGATAGGTACCTGCGGTCAAACCAATAGAAACATTAGGTGGTTTGATATATCCAGAACCACCATCGGTAACTGTGATTTTACGAACAGAACCGTCTGTAGAAATACCAGTAGTTGCAGCTGCACCAACACCAGTATCTCCAGTTATTGATACCCAAGGTGCAACATTATATCCACAACCAGCATCTGTCATATGAATAGCAGAAATTCTACCACCTATACCATTGCAATTTGGATAGTTGTAAGATAGTGATGCAATACCTGTAGCAGTAATTCCTCCTGGAGGTGCTGAAGAGAAACCAACTTGAGGTTGTGTCACATAATCCTTACCCATATTGGTAATGGTTACCTGACTCACTGCACCTGCTGGACATACCTGTGCGGTTGCTGTTGCAGATCTACCAGCACCAATTAGTGTTAGTGTCTGAATGTAACCAATCTGTGCAATCTCATCATCAATATCTTCAATACCAGTATCAATAACTTCGTCTTCATAACGGAAGAGTTCACATCTTAACTCATAGACATATGTCTTCTTGAGTTGATAGAAGGGTTGTTCATGTTCTACAAACTTAATTTCAAATAACCTATCCCCAAGAGGGAAGTATATTAAGTCACCCTCTTTTGGTCGTGTCGAAAGTTCAATATCTGGAACATCTTTAATCAGTGGTGTAATATAATTCTCATATCTTTCTTTTGAAATGACAAGTTGTAAGTCATCTCTATTTTCAATACCAAATTTCGAGAGAATACTTCCCTGACCAGTATATCCTTCATAGTTATCTACATACGCTTCAATAGGATATGCATTAGTGAAGTCAGATTGAATAACTTCTTTGATAACAGTATTCGTTGTAACATACCTTCTGGGTAAGTAATAGACTTCTATTCCATACATCCTCAACTGTTCGTTGACAAGACTCTGGACTAGATTCTGCTCAGTTTTACTACCGTTCAGGAAAAATGGGTTGAGCATAATGTATTAGCCAATAAGATCTAAAGGTGGAAGTTCATATGTACTCATCATCTTCTCTTGGATCTTATCAAGATCTGCTTGACCGTCTTCATATATTTGTCTTCCATTAAATTCAATACCACCTGGAAGTTTCACACCCTGGAACTTAATCAAATTCTGACCCCACTGTTTTTTAACAAGGGCAGTTACATATGGTTTCAAGAACGAATCGTTCCAAATTCTCGAATACTCATTAGGGTCATTTGCTGCCCAACAATCAAGAACAAGAAACTCACCAACCTGTAACTCACTCCAATCAATATCCAAATACAACCTATCAGTTCTCTGATTAAATCTAATCTGTTTGTGAGTGTTTAGAATAAAGTTAACTGTCTCCAAATAACTCATCGTCATCGAGTACGATGTCAAATCATACCCCGAAGCACCCCATCCATTGAGACCAATAAAATCATTCAACATCATTTGATACTTGACATTGAACATTCCTTGTCCCATTCCACCACCAAACTGAAATGCTTTATTCACTCCAATGATTGAGGGTGGAAGTTGTATATAATTACTGTTTTGATAGTATGTAAATGTTGTTGCAGTTCCTACAATATTTGCAGTAGCTGATGTTGACGCAATACCAGTAGTTCCACTCTCGTTTTGAGGAGCACCAGGTGGTCTTGCTCTTCCCCTGTTAACATCGTCTTGAGTTATCTGATACTTCAAATATACCTGGGTAACACCATCAAAGTGTCTCTCATTGAAATATTGAATTGCATCATCAATAAGATCTTGAACCTGTTCGTCAGCAACATTGACCTCCAAAACAGGAGCACCAAGTTGTCTCAAAACATAATCGGTAAATTCTTGTCTGGTGGTAGGCTGAGCCATTTATATAAGAACTTCTATATTGACTATTTATAGTCTGGTCTTAACATCGATGTAATATCTGAAAGCAAATTCTTAATATCACTCATATCACCTTTTAGAGACAACACTTCACTCTGAAGAGAATCAATTCTTTGTCTCTCCTTAGTCATGTTATCCCTATTTTTTACATAAGCTTGGAACTCAAGGTTATTTTTATTAAGAATGGCTCCGGTTGAGGAGTCTCTAAAATAACCTTCCATTCCTTCTACTGGTATCAACTGTTTCATATCAAGCGAACGAAATTGCACGAAGGTTTCTTATCAGTGGAGCATTGGACTGATCAGTCGATGTACCCACTATCTTGATACGGAAAGAACCAAATGGTACTAAGTCATTTATTGTGAATTTATACTCCTTGTAGAGGTTCACAGACGGCTCTGGTTGATAGGAATCAATCTTAGGTACTTTTACATCAGATGTACCATTATTGTTTGAGATATCAATAATAGCACCATTACTTGCAACATTCGAATATCCTGGGAATGGGATAAAGACTGTCTCTTCCGGTTTAGTGTCTTGATTCACCGCATAGAACAATCTAATATCATTGTTATTAGAAATGTATGCATCCAATATAACTTGAAGAGAAGTTGCAGGATTCTCAAGAACAATATTCTTGGAAACATATACGAACGAGTTTGGGTCAGTCTCCGTACCATTGACTCTAAAGTCAGATGCATAATTAGTAACTGGTTTATTTACTCTATTTGAAGTAAAGACTACAGAAGCGTTATCCAGGTCAATTGCAGGACTCAATCTGTCATCAGTACTAAACATACTGAACAACATGGAGAATGATTTCTGACCAGGATATGTGTCACTATTCAAATATAGAGACTCATTCAGTGGTGATGCAATCATTCTCTGAGAGTTGAAGTAATTTTTACTGAAGATATTGATTTGTTCGTAACCCTCATCGACATATGACTGTTGATTTCCAGAAATACTTGATGCAGAGACTGTTCTTACTTGAGTGATAATATTAGTACCAGTTGGTGTGATTGTAGTCACTTTTGGTGTAATCAACGAGAAAGGTAGGTTATAGGAACCTGTGACATCTGGACCACCACCAACAGTTCTTTCATTGAAGTATAAAGGTGGGAAACCATCTGCATTACCAGGTGCTCTATTCACACCACCAACATTCATCTGAACTTTGATGTAATAGTAATCCAAACCAATAGGTGCCTCTACCAAATCACTTGCATTGACATTTGAAAGTAGATGTTGTCTATTAATTCTTCTCAGCGAAACACCATTCAATTGATACTTAGTAACAAGTTCTCCCATATCATGAGTTGCAATCGTCGTATTATCTACTCCTCTTACAATACCCGTCAATGTTCTACCATTAATACCATTGTAACTGATAATTTCATCTCCGATCTTAATGTAACCGGGGTTAGTAGCACCAACTCCAATATTTTCAAATGTAGTGAATTCACTTTCTCCACCATCAAGAACAATAAATGAAGTTGAATTGAACGAATATTCTTGAGCAAGACCGGTTGGTATAGTATCTGAAGCTACTTCGGCGAGATCAAGTCTATTTACATTCGAGTATAGACCATGATTTCTTTGGAACACCTTAATATAATCACCATTGGTTACGACGTTTATTGGAGAAACTGGAATTACATCTCCACCAACACTAGAATTAAGTTCTGTCGTAATACCACTATTGTTATCATAGTATAGTGGGTAACTTGCATTAGCGATAAAGTTGCCTTGAACATTATCCAATATCAAAGTGTTATTTCCAAGAATTGCATTAACAGAAAGTTGCATTCCAGAACCAAGATTAACACCACCCAAGTTGACTGGGGTTAATACGTCCCCAACAACATAACCAACACCACCATTGTTTATAGTTGCCGCAGTAGCAGAACCATCAGTAATAGTAATATTTGCAGTAGCATTCAATCCCTTACCGGTAATCGAAGTTAGTGCAACTCCAGTATAAGATTGACTACCACTTGCCGGTACATATCCACTACCAGTGTTTGTAAGTGAAAGACTTGATGTTGCAGATCCTGCAAATGCGACCAACGTACCAGTTGCGCCAATATTGAGTTGTTTAACAGTATTACCTACAGTTAGGTCAGTATCTTGAACTGTAGTTCCAAGACCAACCCTAATTTCTCTAGAATTCATAGAGAGACCAGTTGGATCAATCTGTGAAAGTGATGTGGGTAGATTTGGATTAAAGAACTGAACGTTACCAGATGGACTAAACGAAGCTCTAAACATCTCAAACTTAAGGTCTTCATACTGACTTGGAGTCCATACTGAAGCATTTTGAGATTTAAACAAAGAACCAAGAAGAGGTTGTTCTGTTACAAGAATCTGACCAGCCTCTTGGTCTACAGTTCTTACGTCAGCCTCACCTAATCTACTAATCCATACTCTCCACTCAACCGAGTGTGACAGTAGAACCATAGCGTATTCAGTTCCACCGTTTAGGTATACTGGAGATGGTAATGTAATAGTATATGGAACAGAACCATCATCACTGACTGTTACGTCTGCAGGTTCAATATCAACTTCAGAGAAAGCAAGAACAGTCTCTGTTGGTGTTCCAAGTTTACATTCTCTCAACTGGAAAGTTGCTGGAGTGTTTGCATCTTTTGACTGGAAGAATACATTGACTTTGGTGATAAAAATTCCAGTCTCATCATCAACACGGAATGTTTGTGCGAGAGGGTCTCGTGCATTATTTTGCGGCCGAGGTGGTGGAGTTGGTCTTCGTATAACATTGGTAATAAAATTTTGCCCGATATTAGATGTGAAATTATTACCAAGACTTCTCGATTGACTGGAGTCTACAGTTTCAACAGTAGTATTTCTCAAAGAGAGTGTTGATTCTTGAGTAGTATCTACATTACCCTGTGAATAGAATGTTCCCTC